GTTTTGGAGCATTACGAAAAGCCCTTCCCCGTTGCTTTTTACGGAGCCTTCGAATTCGAGAATCTAAGGTTGAAGCCTGATACCCCGTTCGGTGATTGGGGCATTGCCCCGCTTGCCTGGGCGCGGTGCAAGCGGTACGAGCGCGACGCGACCATCGAGGATGAGAACCAACAGGGTGAGGAATTCCGCGAACACATGTCGGCGATAGGCTACAAAGACCAGGCAGAAGACCCCGTTCATTCGTTCGGCAAGCTCGAGGGCGCTTCACATGCTACCCTATGGTTGACCGAGCTTGCCGCCTGGGAAGTTTGCCAATCCTATGACTTCGACAACGTCAAAGCGACAACCGGTTACATGACATTGTCTTTCGACAAACCATCAGACATGGCCGTGATATCGGTTATGCAGTTCTATGCGGCGAAAAACGCATTCAAACATGCACGGGGCCGGTACTACGCAAACGAACCGATTGATAACGCCGACGAGCTCATTGGCTACGGAATCCCCGAGTTCGTCGTTTCCGGTATGCAGGATGGCACTGTTGATGATTCCGTGGTGGAGAGCGCCTATCTGGGGCTGAAAGCCGATTTGAATGCGCTGTTCGGTATTGAAGCGTGCAACGAGTACCGCAGGGACACGGTGCTTTCCGGCAACGGCATAGAGTATACAGGCGAGTTCGGCGTGGTGAACGCGCCAAAGCAGCCGAAGGCATGGTACCAGCTGGGACAGAGGGTCGTTGGGTGGAGCCGCATTGCGCAGTGCATAGTCATGATGCTCTGTTATCCCTACGTGGAGACCTGTGTCAATGGGGACACTGATTCGGTAAAGTTCGTTATCAGGGACAGTGAGTTGGGCAACGTGAAAAAGGCCCTGCAGCGCATGGATGCAGCCATAGACAGTGCCAAGACTGACGTATGCAGCCGCGTTAGGCGCTCGTATCCAGAGCAATACGACCCCCTGACCGACATAGGCCATTACGTGCTTGAGTTCTCCACCTATCGGTTCTGTGCCGCCTGGAACAAGGCATACTGCATTTCAGAGTATGACCCCAGGGACAACCAGGAGCATATCCGCTTCACGCTGGCAGGCGTACCAACGAAACAAGTAAACCAACTGGCAGACAGTCTGGTGCAAGGTGGTTGGAGCTTTGCCGACGTGTGCGATACGTTCCTGGGCTACAACGTCACCTATGCGCACGATATAACGGGCTTGAATGCGCGGTCTTTCCCTAATTGGGGCGATATGCACGTAGGCATGGTAGCGGATTATAGGGGCGTCGAGTCGATGGTGGCCGAGCCCGCCGCGCTCTGCCTGTACCCCATGAGCAAGACGGTAAACGACGTGCAGAGCATCGAGAACCTCGTGAACATGGGCATTGCCCTGCGCAACAGGCCGAGCGTCAATACCGAGCCCGTGATCGTGACGCTCGAGGGCGTAACCAGCATTAAGGAGATGATAGCAAGTGACTGATGAAAAACGCTTTTACGATTGGCCCGCGACGTTCAGCCGGCAGACGGGCACGCAGGGAGAATTCTGCATCGTCATCGGTGCCAAGGGAATCGGCAAGACCTTCGGACTCCGTAGGCAGTGCGTAAGCGACTACATAAAGCACGGGTGGCGCTTCTGCGAGATCTGCCGGACTAGGGAAGAGCTGAAGGCCGTGCGCAAAGGGTACTTCGACAAGCTGGAATTCGAGGGCATGTTCACCGGCTATATTTTCAAGGTGCAGGGAGAGATAGGCTACATCGCGCGCGAGCCGGAGAAAGACCCCGAAACGGGCGATTACGTGGAAAAGCCCCAATGGGCCGAGCTCTGCTATTTCGTGGCAATGACCACCTTCCAGATCGCCAAGAAACGCACCTATGTGAACGTTCACCGCTTCATCTTCGACGAGGCCGTTATCGACCGAAAAGACCGGTACCATCGCTATCTGCTAAACGAGATACTCATTTTCGGGCAGCTGCTAGACACCGTATCCAGGCAGCAACCGGGAGGGTACCAGTACCGCGTCTACCTGCTGGGCAACGCCTGCGACCTCACGTGCCCTTATCTCCGCTATCTGGGCGTCAACAAGATGCCAGAATTCGGGTACACCTTCTACAACCACAAACATACGCTGCTGCACTACGTGGAGCCCTGGGACCAGGAGCGGCGCGAAACCCAAACGCTCGTGGGGCGCATGCTTGCCGGAACGGGAGAGAGCGAGATGATTTTCGGCAACCGTTTCGCCGAAGATGGAAGCGATACCATTTCGCCGAAAACCCCGCGGGCCCGCTATTCGTATGCAATCAAGTACGGCGAACACCTGTTCGGTATCTGGATAGACTACGGGAAGGCGCTTTGCTACATATCGGCGAAGGTCCCGAAGGGCGCGAAGAACGTATTCACCCTATTGAAGGCAGATTCGACCCTGGACTATACGGCAATCGAGCGCACGAGCCCATATCTGCAGATCATCAACCGGTTCTTCTATTCCGGTTCGCTTCGATACGAGAGCCCTGCCATTCGCGAGATGTTCCTCACGATCTTGGAATTCATCGGTATCAGATAAAAGCGTTGACACTGTTAACATTAACATATATTCTAGGTTCACCGAACGAAAGGAGGGCAGGGCATGAAGGAAAAGAGCTGGTGGGTCTACCAGGGCAGGAAGGTCACCGAACCTTGGGCAATCCACCTGACGGCGAGGAAGGAGCGCAGGCGCATCAGGGCCGACACGGAAATCTATGCGGATTGGCTCAACATCCCCAGCAAGAGGATTGTCATCGGAGATATGAGCATCGTGCAATCCTCGAGCTGGATTGAGACGATAGGCAGGATTCTAGCGGCCTACGATCATCCACTCGACGGCACCGACCGGCAGCAGCTGGAAGGAGCATTGAAAGACTTGAGGGAAAGTTTCCTAGACTAAGGAGGGGGCGGCAATGCACGAACTAGACTGGATGATTTACCAAGGCGCAGACGTTCCCGAGCCTTGGGAAATACGCCTAACGGCGTGGGAGGATGAAGGGCAGATCATGGCCGATGCGCACATTCGCGCGGATTGGCTCACCGGGGAGCTTTTCATCCGTGATACGGGCATGGAAGATGCATCGTATTGGATTGACACGATAGACAGCGCCCTGACACCATACGGCCACCCACTAAACGACAGGGACAGAGAACTATTGGAGCAAACGCTGGAAGACGTGAAAGAACGCTTTCTAGTTGAAGACTAAGGAGAAACACCATGGAAGAAACCACCGAGATTCAGACGGCAGAGCAGGCACAGACCAACGCAATCACCATTCAGAACATCGCCACCGCCGCGCCCGGTACGATGGTCACGAGCCTTCGCGCCGTCCCCGGCGATCGCGCTGCATCCGTGCGCATCTTCAACGCCATGAACAACCCGGGCGAGCGCGTCGCTAACCACATCAACGAGGTTATCGAGGTGCAGGACTACCTCATCGAGATGGCGCAGATCGAGGACACGGACGCCTACGGCAACGGCCTGGGCACCTACTCCACCGTGCCGCGCGTCGTTCTCGTGTCCCCTGACGGCACGAGCTACCAGGCGGTGAGCTACGGCGTTGCCAACGCCATCCGCAATGCAACCCTCGCTTGTGGCGATGCCCCGTGGGAACCTGCTATCAAGCTCAAGATCAAGCAGGTGCCCACCAAGCGCGGGAGCATGCTCACCGTCGATATGGTAGGCTAGGCACTGGCGAAAACACCGTGTCTAAGCGGTTCGCGCAGATCTGGACTTGCGGCCTGTGATGGGCACCAGCGCGTTTCCCTAGAGCAAGGGGAGCTGCTTTACCGGTGGTGTTTTGCCAACATCTTTAGAGCCGCCTTACGGGTTTTACGATTCGGGGGCGGCTCGTTTCGTATATGGAAGGGGTAGCTAATGCTCGAATACAAAATCGCGGACTACTGCATCATCATCTGGGATAGCGACCGTACCACTCTGGACGAATCGTTGAAAGGGCTCCAAGAGCAGAGCACGCAAGTGCCTGCACAAGCCGAAACGTACAAGTCAACGGAAGACCTGTCATCCAGTATCCTCGAGTGTGCATGCGCAGTGAAAGCCTATATAAAATACGAGGGAAAATCTGGAATCACCTTGCGCGAGATATGCAGAACGGTAGCGCAGTGCATCGAGCTTGCAACTGCGCTCGGCTTTGACGGGATAGAGGTCAATGAAGCACTGCAAATCGCTTTCGAGCGTGAAGATTAAGGGGTATGAAATGACCGAAGAGAACAACCAGAACAACCAGAACAACCAGAGCAACCAGAGCAACCAGAATTCGACTGATGGTGGCGAAAATGCTACCATCGAGGGGCAAGCCAACACGGGCGCAGCGGGTAGCACCGCAGAAGACACGCTCGACGGGTACAAGGCGCTTGTTGAGCAGATGAAAAGCCAGAATGAGGCGCTTTTGAACCAGAACAAGAGCTTGCAATCCCAGTTCGAAACCCTTATTCGCAACGGCGCGGGCGTGACGCAACAGCAGCAGGCGCACGGCAACGAACCTTCGGAAGGCGAAGGGGGCGAGCATTACACGAGCCTGGCCGACCTTGGTGGCGAGATTGGGAAGCGTGATTATCGTTCGCACAACATGAAGGAGTGATCAGTCAATGGCAGTCAATAACGGCACTATCTTGCAAAAAGCCTGGATCGAGGGAAGCAACGACTACCAGCAGCGCATCCCGAACCCCGACATTTCGGGCTATGCAGCTTCGGTTAAGGCGCTTTTCGACCCGTACAACGGGCAGATGCTCAACGAGTTTAGCAATCTGCTCGTGGGAATGATGGGCAATTACGTCGAGAGCAAACTCTTCGAGAACCCGCTGCGCGAGCTCAAGAAGCCCGCGGCGGAGTTCGGCAACACGGAGCGCCACGTCGCAATCAAGTACATGCAGGCGCATTCGTACAAGGTCAATGACGAAACCCTGCTCAAGCTCGAGAAGCCGGAATTCCGCGAATGGTTCTATTCGGTGAACCAGCACCGCCGCTACGAGTTCTCCTGGAGCCGCTACGAGCTCAACCGCGTCATGAGCGAGGGCAACAGCTATGGCCTTGACAACCTGCTTGCCGCCACGCTCGACCAGCAACGCTCTTCAGACAACTACGACGAGATGAACACCATGATCCAGACATTCGCCGTGGCGAACAAGAACTACACGCTTTACAGGCACAACATCACGGCAGCGCCGACAACGAAGGAGCTTGGGCAGGAACTTTTGGTGAAGATTCGCGCTGACGCTGGAATGATGCAGTTCCCCAGTATGCGCTACAACCAAATTGACGTGCCGGTTTTCGAGTCACCGACAACGCTTGTGCTCTGGGTGACCCCCGAGACGGATGCCTATCTGGACGTCATGGCGCTGGCAGAGCTTTTCCACGTGGAGAGAGCAGAGGTGAATTTCCGTAAGATCATCATCCCGGAATTCCCCATCCCCAACGTGCACGCCGCTCTCACTTCGGAAGACTTCGTCTATGCGCGTGATGTATGGTATGGAATCGAACCGCCGTTCTACAATCCGGCGAACCGCACCTACAAGTACTATCTATTCCATGACGAGATGATCGGCATGAATCCCGCCGCTAACTGCATTCTGTACACCACCGAAGCGGCAACGAGCATCCCGGTTATCAAGATGGCCGCTACCGGTATGACCATCACGCCTGCTACCGCTACCGTCCCGCTGGGCGGTTCGGTCAAACTCGGACTTGCCCTTACCGGCACGGTGACGCCCACCGGCACGCCCGTGGCCGTGGAGCCCGACGCGGCAACTTACACGGTAGCCGCGACGCGCGGAGAAGCGGGAACGCCCGTGGAGCTCAACGCCCGCACGCGCGTTACCCCTGATGGCGTCCTGCACCTCCAGAAGACTGGCGATCTGGCAGCCGGTGACAAGGTGGTAGTCACGGCGAGCACGGCATATATCAACCCCTCCGACGATACGACCCCGACAAACTACACGGCCACGTTCACGGCCACGGTGACCGCGGCGGAAGACGAGCCCGCGAAGGAATCGTTCGTGGAGGAAAACCCCAACCTCGTCTACACGCCCGAGCCCGACACGAGCTATAAGCCGACCGAGTAGCAACCGGATAGGTAAACGAGATATTTTCACGTTGCGCGGCCCTGCCTGTATATAATGCAGTCAGGGCCGTTTATCTATCTACTTGTGAAACCGGTGCATGATGCCTAACTTCAACTACCTCGGAAAAAACGGGTTCCCGCACGCGCAGAACGTCGATGTGTACAAGTTCGACAACACAATCGACTACAGCCGCTATGACTACTCGCAGATGGCCGTGCAAGTGTGCTCCGTCCCCTGGGACCAGGGGGAAGCGCATATCGGGCAGCGCACGCTATCCGGTATCGGCAACGTCGTGCATTTCGGCAGCGCGGAAGCGCGAAATAAATGGTTCGACGATATCCCAGATGATGAGTGTTTCCGCTGGGAAACCAAATACAAGGAACTCCATTCGAGCATGACACTGCGCGTTCCCATTCCGTTCGACGTGGCGTGCAACTACAACTACGTGCGGGTGACGTACAACCTTTTTGCGAACGACGGAAGTCCCTTGCAGTACGAGAGCGACGAGGGCAAGCGAGAATGGTTCTACTTCATCCGGGAAGCGCGTTTCGTATCCCCCAACACGAGCGAACTGCTCTTGCTGGACGATGCGTGGCAAACGTGGATCTACTCGCTTGATATCACCAACATGATCTTGGAGCGCGGACACGCTCCGATGTTCGCCATGAAAGCAGACGAATACCTCGAAAATCCCATCGAGCGGTGCGGTTACCTGCTTTCCGAGGATATCAATTACGGCGAGCTGCAGAAGGTGACGAAAGCCCAGGCAACCGTGCTCAACGGCGAGAACGTGGTTGCTGTCATCGTGTGCAGCTCGAACCCCCTGGGCGACTGGGGCACGAAATTCGGCAACACGTGGAGGACGCCCGCGGGGGCCTACTACAGCGGCAGCGGAGTGCCCAACATGTTCGCGCTCGCAATCGATACCGCACAGCTAGACGCGTTCCTCGAAAACACGAACGGAGCGTCCCCACAGTTCAAGCAGACGGTGCAATGCGTTTTCTTCTGCGATAGAGAACTGTTGACCTTCGGCGATTCGTTCACGTTCTGCGCTACCTCGTGCCGCGTGGTGACGGGCAGCGCAAACCCGATATCTAAAACCATCCTCACACGCGCCAAAGGCGATTGGGGTTACCCAGACGAATACGCCGATATCGCGAAGCTTTACACGTACCCCTACAGCGCTTTCGAGATCACGGACGATAGGGGAAATACCGAGCTCGTGCGCATCGAGGACACGGCGCAGGCCCTTACCATGGACGTGGCCGCGAACCTCGTATTCCCGTATATCGATATCGTCGGCTCGATTCACGGCATCGGGGGCAACGCGGGGAGCACCCTGCATTTCCAGAACATTACGGATAAAACCTTCGACATATCTGGCAGATGGTACGATCACCTGCGCACCTGGGACGTGCCCACTTTCTCGGTCGTGCTCGATGCCGCGACCGAATACGACTACTCGAGCCATTTCGACCGGATCCAGGCGAACAATGACCGCACGGTGCAGCAGGCCATTTCGAACCGCGATGCGTCCACGCAAAAGACCAACGCCGACGCCGCAGCGAACACGGCTAACGCGAACGCGCAGACCAGCGCCAACGCGAGCTACAATGCAACCGAGACGACGGCCTCGGGCAACCGGGCGCAGGAGAACAACAGCGCTGCCAACGTCGTTGACAACGCATCGGCGCAAACGACGGCCAACACGACGGTGACGCAGGCGGGCAACAGCGCGGCACTCGCAGACGCGCACCTATCGAACAGCCTAGCCCAGGCGATACAGGCGTGGGACGCGGGCATGACGCGGGCCACCGCTAACAACGAGATCGACATGAAGAACGCGAGCGCTGCCGTGGGCGCAGCAGGCGGCGTCATAAACAGCGTGGCAGGCGGTGCAATCTCCGGGATGCTAGGCGCCGGCCCCGTCGGCGCGGCAGCCGGGGCGATAGGCGGGCTCGTGTCCGGTGGAATAGGCGCTGCAACGTCGCTTGCCACCAACGCGATCGCGGTGAGCGCAACCTCGACGCAGGCCGAGAACGTCGTTTCCAACTCGCAGAGCAAGCTCGAGGAAACGCAGCGATCCAACATCGACCGCACGACGAGGGCGAACACCGGCAAGACGCAGCAGACGAACGCGCAGAACACCGCGATAACGACGAGCGCGGCCAACACGGCAAGCACCATGCGGGAGAACGCGAGCACGGCATACAGCGCAACCATTGGGGCAGCGGATACCATGCGCGATGCGCAAATTGCAACTGCGGGCGCGACATGCGCAACGGCCATTGCGAACAACCGGCGCAGCTACGATACCGCGATAGCCGACGCATCAGACGTTTACGGCAACGAGGGCAACCGTATAGCGAACGGCATCAGCCAGGCGGCGTTGCGTGCCCCGCTCGTCTACGGTTCGGTGAGCAATGCCGAGCTTTCGACCGTGCGACCAATGGCCCTGTTCGTCAATATTATTACTGAGTCTGACTATGCAATCCAACGTGCAGGCGACGAGTTTCTGCGATTCGGGTATTATTACGACAAGCAGTGGCTATTCGACGGAAATTGGTGCATCGGCGAGCACTTCACCTTCTGGAAGCTGCGGGACTATTGGAGCACGAACCAGATACCAGATAGGTTCGCCGACCAATTGAGGTTTTTCCTGCTGGGCGGCGTGACCGTGTGGGATAAGCCGGAGGATATCGGAAAGGTGAGCGTATATGACAACGGGATCTAGCGATATCGACGTGAACAAGCTGCTCGACAAGCCCTATTCTGAACTAACAGAAGAGGAGATCGAAGCGGTTATCGAGTTCAAAGCGGGCGTCATCGCGCGCGACCAGGCGCATGCGGAAAGGCTCCAGGCAATCAGGGATGCGGGTGACAAGCTCGTGAAACAGCAGGAAGCGCAGGCGCAGGAAGCGCGAGACAGTCAGAACACGTTGCTGCAAGCGTCCCTCGCGCGGCTCGCGAAACTGAACGGCAACGGTGATTAGTAAATGAGCAGGAAGAAGAAGCGCGGCCAGGAATCGAGCCCCTACTACTGGCAGACGGACGAGTACAACGCCCTATGCTATCAAGTGAATATAGATATGCTTCTGTCCATCGCGGTCAACCGTTTCCGCTGGGAGGGCCTTCCGCTTACCTGCGACCCCAGGTTTTTGGAGATCCAGTTGCACCGGTCGGGCATCGCGACGATCTGCCACAGCGAGGAAGCCCCGGACGTATGGCAATCGCTTATGGCAGCGCCGCAAGGGGTTTTCAACGACTACGGCATCCCTACCGAGTGGAGGGCACGGGGGTACAACACGACAGACTACAAGGTAACCCCGGCAACGGGCGAGCTCGTGTACTACTCGCAAACACGCCTCAACCCGTGGAACGCCATAGTGCAGTACGCTACGAAACTCACGCACATACAGCGGACGAGCGACGTCAATCTGATGCACCAGCAGCACCCGTGGGTAATGCTCATGCCGCAGGAAAAGCGGCTCGAGCTCGTGAACCTCTACAAGCAAATGAGCGGGTACGAGCCCGTCATCCTAGGCGACAGCAACGACCGGAGTTTGCTCGAGCTCAACGAGGGAAACTGCTTCACGCTCGACTTGCGTACTCCGTTCCTGGGAAAGGAGCTGACGGAGCAGTACCAGAACGTGCTCAACCAGTACCTATTGTTCATGGGCGTGCCGCACGTGATGTTTGAAAAAACGGAACGCCTTATCAGCGAGGAAACGACGATAGGCAACAGCACGAGCAACATCCTGCTGAAAAACTGCTTGGATGCCCGCAGATGGGCGTGCAAGCAGCTGAGGAAGCTTGCGCCGGACGTGTTCGGCGACTTGCAAGTGTATCTCAACGATGATTGGGAAAGCTACAATTACAATTACCTGCATAACCAAGAACGGTTAGATGAGAATGGCGCAGAAGGAGGGGAGAAAAATGGCAGCGAGTGACTACAAGCCTACGTCATATCCCGACTTCGGCTCAATCGACAGCGTGAACGAGTGGACGGGCGATAGCCGTTGGAATGCGGTCTATACGGTGACGCTGGGCGAGCTAATCGATAAGGGCGTGTTCGATTGGAAGATGAAGCTGTTGGATTGGTCGAAAGCGGCATACAGCCCCGAGCAGTACGAGCGTGTATGCGCCTACTTCATCGAGCGTTTCCGTTTCCGCGAGATAAGCATAGAGCCGTTCTACGAGTGGGCCACGATGCTGCATAGGAAACTCGTCTTCGAGCTGATGCCGAAGTACTGGAACCTGTACAAGTACCTCGATGCCGATTTCGACCCCGCGCAGGTATCCGACAAGTACCGCAAGCGCAGGGCAATCGGCAGCGACTACCCGGAAACTATGCTTTCAGGTAACTCCGACTATGCGAGCAGCGGGCAGGACGAGGAAAGCGAGGAAGTGGAGCGCGGGAACTTGCAAGACGCTTACAATGCCTATGTGACCGGCTACCAGACGATAGACGAGCACTTGCTCGACGAGCTCGAATCAATGTTCATCGGGTTGTACACTGCTTCAATCGACGGGATGTGATAAACGTATGAGCAACTTCAACTGCGACAATTCACCGATGTACCCCGGAGGGGTAGGGGGGCCAATACCCCCGTTCTGGGGGTTTTCGGCTTTCACGCCGACGATTCCCAAACTCTATTGGGACGTTAAAAGCCAGGAACAGCGAATCTTGAATTTGTTCGACCTGCTCAACAAGCTCGTTTGCTATTGCGACAACATGGGCTTGCAAATCGACGTCAACGCGCAGGACATCGCAGACCTGCAAGAGGCTATGCAGGAATTGAAAGACGGGGGACTGCTCGACTACTACGAGAAACAGATTTACGATTGGATCCAGACGCACATGGCTGATCTGCTATCGGCCAGCATCAAGCAAGTGTATTTTGGGCTTACCGACGATACCTATTCGGGTGGAGCCGGTTATTTCGTGGCCTACATTCCCGATTCGTGGTCTGAAATCGTGTTCGACACGGGAGCAGTTTATGGATTAGATACCTACGGGCGGCTTATCCTCAGATGGGATGTGGACAGCCCCTATTCAATCGAGCAGACACCGGAATACAGCGACGTGCAACTGTCTAAAATCATTGAAGACGTGCAAGAATCGGTTAAGTCTTTGAATGAGCGTGTCGGCACAA